CTGCGTAAGCCCATCCGGCGCATGATCGGCGAGCGCATCGGCGGCGACATGACCGGTGCGGAGCGTGAGATGGCGAACCTCGAATTTGAGATGACGGATCAGATCGACATGCTGACCCGCCGGCTCGAATGGATGGCCGCCCAGGTCCTCACGACCGGAACCGTGACCGTGGCGGGCGAAGGCTTTCCGACCCAGCTCATCGACTTCGGCCGCTCCCCGCTGCTGACCATTGGCCTCGGCACCGGCGTTGGATCATGGGGCTACGCGCCTGGCTTCAACGCCGATGGACGCGACCTGGTCCCGGTCACGTCGATCGAGACTTGGCAGCATACCATCCTGAAACTGTCGGGTGCGAACGCCACCGACATCCTGTTCACCACGACGCCCTGGCTGAAATTCCTCAACGCCGAGGGCGTGCAGGGTGCGGTTTACTATCCCAAGCTGGGCGACTTCGGAAACCGGATGAACGTAGGTCCGATGATCAAGCCCGGCGCGGCCTACAAGGGCAAATGGGGCCAGTATGACCTGTGGCTCTACAACGACTGGTTTGTCGACGAGGACAATGTTCTGCAGCCGATGATCGTGGACGGGACCGTCGTCATGTCGGGCCCTGACCTGCTCGGCACGCGGGCGTTCGGCCAGATCCTCGACCCGGCTTTCAACTACGAAGCGCTGCCCTACGCACCCAAAACCTGGATCGAGCAGGACCCGGCGCAGCGGTTCCTGCTGATGCAAAGCAGCCCGGTCGTAATCCCGTCCCGTGTCAATGCCGCGCTGGCGGCGACCGTGTGCGCCGGGACGATCAACTGATGGCCGCGGCTCGGCCAGCACCGCAGGCGGCCCAGGAGCCGCCCCCGGAGGCGACGATGACGGGCACGGTAGCGCGCGGCAGAACGGTGGTGCTCGCGGGGCGTTCGCACGGCCCGGGCACTGTCCTGGAGCTTTCGGTGGAGGATCACGCCCATCTGCTGTCCACCGGCTTTCTGGTGGACCCGCGCGTGCCGCAACTGGTTCCCGGCATCGGTCCGATGTTCGCTGGCGGGGCCAATGGTGTCGTGAGGCCGCAGTAATGGCCGTTGACTGGGACACGCTGCTGATCGGGCCGACGGTCGCCCGGTTCGGCGCGCCGGTCACCTATTCAGCCCAATCCGCCAGCTTCCCGATCGTGGGCGTATTCGACCAGGCCTACCGTGAGCTGCTGGTGGTCAACGCCGGCGAGTCCATGTTTTCGGATAATATCCTCGGGAGTGCGGTCAGCGCCGAGAGGCCGGTGATCGGCGTGCAACTGTCGCAGTTTCCGCCCGGCATTTACCCGACGCAAGGCGATACATTGGTAGTGAACGGCGCCCTCTACATCGTCAAGGAGGTGCGCCCGGACGGGCACGGCTGGGCGCGTCTGCTGCTCAATGAACTGGACGACGGCACCGGCTGATGCTGGTCGATGGCATCTCGCGTTCGCAACTGCGGCAGATGGCGATTGCCGCGCTGCTCGCGGCGCAGACCTCGGCTGGCAATAGCGTCTTCGGCTGGGCCGACTGGCCGACCGACCCGAAGCTATTCCCGATGCTTCTGGTCTCGACGCCGCGCGAGCGGAAAGTGTCGCAGTTTCCCGGCACCTTTATGTTCGACAGCACCATTTCGCTGGTGGTGGTCGGTCGCGTGGTCGCAGCGATGCCAGCGCTTGCCGGCGCGGCGATGGAGCTGTTGCAAGAGCAGATCACGGACGCCTTCTGTCTGGACCCGTCGATGAACCATGCCATCCAGCAGTACACCGTCGTTGAGGCGACGACCGCGCTCAGTTCCGAGGCCAAGCAGCACGTGGGCGAGCTGATGATGACCTTCGAGCTGGTCGTCTACCAGGAATACGGCCCGATCGGTCCCCCGGTCGCAGGCTTTGTCGGCAACTTCTCCAATGTGACGCCGTAAACCCGAAAAGGTTTCAATCCACATGATCGTCAAACCCAAGAAGGACCTGCGCGTGCTGATCCCCGGCACCAAGCGACCGCTGCCGCCGGACGGCATCGATGTCTCAGCCACAGATCTCTACTGGCGCCGGCGGATCAACCAGGGCGACGTCGAAGAGATCAAGGCCGAGGTCGGCCAAGAAACGGCCGTCCAACCCGCTCCGGAAAAGGCGTAGGCCATGTCAGGCAGCACAACGATTGCGTTCAAGTACTTTCCCGCCGCGACCTGGCGCGTTCCCGGGTTCTATCCCGAGTTCGCGCCCGGCCAGGCGAACACCGCCGTCCCGAAGCAGCGGGCGCTCCTGATCGGTCAGGTTCTGTCCAGCGGTTCGGCAGTGCTCAACCATCCCATCCTGGCCTACTCGGCCGCGCAGGTGATCACGCTCTGCGGCCTGAACTCGATGCTGGCGCTCATGTATGCGGTCTATCGGCTGCAGGACCCCTTCGGTGAGGTGTGGATACTGCCGCTGGCCGACAATTCATCCGGCGTCGCGGCCTCGGGCTCGTATGCCTTCACCGGGCCGGCGACCGCCGCCGGGCTGCTGTCGCTCTATATCGCCGGCAACCTGGTGGCCGTTCCGGTCAGCGCGGGCGACACCGCGACGGTCATGGCCGCGAACGCGCTGGCCGACCTGGCAACGACGGCCAACCTGCCGTGCAGCGGGGCCGCCGCATCCGGCACGCTGACGCTGACCGCGCTGCATAAGGGCGCCGCGCAGAATGACATCGATCTGCGGGTCAACTACCTGGCGGTGCGCAACGGCGAAGTCCTGCCGCCCGGTGTCGGCGTCACGATCACCCCGTTCGCCGGTGGCCTGCTTAACCCGGTGCTGACCACCGCGCTTGCCAATCTCGGCACCAACACCTTCGACTTTATCGCCGTTCCTTACACCGACAGCACGACCATGGCGGCGATCACCGCCCTGCTGTCCGACCAGTCCGGCCGCTGGAGTGCGATCGAAGCGCTCTACGGGCACGCCTTCTACGCCTATCGCGGGACCATCGGGACGCGCAACACATTCGGCGCCGCGAACAACAACCAGCACGAAACGGTGCTCGGATACTACGACAGTCCCACCCCGGAATGGCTGGAAGCGGCGGACTGGGCCGGTGCGCACGCCGCGGTCTATCGCGTCAACCCGGCGGTCGGCGTGGTCGGCCAGCCGCTCGGCCTGCTGGCGCCGCCGATCGCCAGCCAGGACACGCCGGCCGAAATGAACCTGATGCTCTACGACGGGATCAGCACGTTCACCGTCGACGCCTTCGGTCAGTCCCGGATCGGCCGCTCGATCACCACCTATCAGGCGAATGCGGCAGGCCAGCCCGACGATAGCTACCTCAACACCAACCTGCTCTTTCAGGCGATGGCGGCGGCGCGTTTCCTGATCGGGAATGTTCTCTCCCAGTATCAGAACAAGACCCTGGTGGATGACGGCGCGGTCATCGCGGCCGGTTCGCCCGTCACCACCCCGTCGCTGGTCTTCCAGGGCGTGTGCGGCATGTATGCCTACCTGGCAACGCAGTACCTGGTGCAGGACCCGGCCACCTTCGCGGCGAACGGCTACGCGCAGAAGGGGACGGGCGGCCAGATATTGTTATTCCTGCCGATTGATTTCTCGGATCAGGTCATCCAGGTCGCGGCGCTCATCGCCTTCCAGCAATCCACCTAACCGGAGGCCACCATGAGCGGCACAACCACGCCCACGACGCCCGTCAACCGGCGGCTTGCCGGTATCACCGTCGCCTCGATCAACGGCACGGTTTACAACGTCACGGAGTTCGCCTGGTCCCCGGGCATTTACAAACGCGAAACGCTGATCAGCATGTCGGGCGTCGACGGCTACAGCGAAATGCCGAAATCGCCTTATGTGGCCGGCAAGTTCCGCGATGCCTCGACGGTCAAAGTCACCTCGTTCAATCTGATGACGAACGCAACGATCGTCTTCGTGTTGGCGAACGGCAAGCGGATCGTCGGGTCTGGACTGTGGAACACGGGCGAGACCGAAGTCGCCGGGATGGACGCCACGTTTGACTTCAAGTTCGAGGGCATCTTCGGCTCGGTTTTGGAACAGGGACCGTAACATGGCCGAATGGACATTCCCGCCCGAGCCCGTGACCTGGACCCTCGTCAAGCCGATTCCTTACGGCGGCACGACCTACACCAAGATCACCCTGCGGGCGCCGACCGCCGGCGACATCATCAACGCGACCGCGATTCCCGGCCAGTCCGGTATGGCGATCGCCTTGCGGATGGTCTCGGCCATCAGTGCCGAAACCATCCCCTATGAGGCGCTGCTGAGTGTGCCGTCCTGGCAGATCGAGCAGATGAGCAACTATTTTGAGTCGTTCTCCGGTGCGCCGTTGCCGGGCCCTTTGGCCCCCAAGCCGCGCACCGACGAGAGCCCGGCGGCTACCACATCCCAAGCTGCCTGATCACGTTCTCCAACGCGCGGCTGCCGAGCTGCCTGCGCTCGCCTGGGGTGCCTGCCCTGGAGCAGCTCGTCGCCTCGGATGATCTGCCTGTCTGCTGTGCGGCCGTGGCCCGGTTCTACGGCGAACCGCTGCGCTGGGCGCTGGGACTGACGCTGCCCCAACTCGCCCTCTGGCAGCGCCTGGTCCCCGCGGTGCGCGCCTACGATCCCCTCGCCTCGGCCGTCTGGCTGTGCAAACCGCCGAAACGGCCGGAAGGAGTGACGTATGTCGGGTAGTACCCAGGTCGGCGGCATCACCGTCCCGATTATGGCCGTCGACCACGCGACGGTTCACATCAACCGCGTCAGCAAAAACATCTCCGGCCTCGTGCCAACGACGATGCGCCTGACCCGGGCGATGACCATGGCCGAGGGTGGTCCCGTTCTGGGCGGCCTGTCCCTCCTGTCAGCAGGGATAGAGAAGGTCGGGGCTAAAACCCTGGACACGTTCCACGCGATCGAGAAGATGGCTCCGGCGATCGGGCTCATCACCGGCGCCGTGACGCTGGGCGGTCTGCTGGCGCTGGAAACGCGATTTGCCAACATAGGCCAGAATGCAGCCAACCTCGGCCAACGGCTGGGCATTCCGGTCGATCGGCTAACGGCGCTGCAAGGTGCTGCGCGGCTGGGCGGCGTCGGCGCCGAGGATATGAGTTCTGGCCTGGCGGCCCTCGATGAAGCCCTGCGCGGCGCGACATTCCGCGGCGACGGCCAGAAGATCCAGGCCTTCAACGCCATCGGCGTCAGCTTCGGCCAGATGGGCAAGCAGGCGCGCACGGCCGACGATGCCATCCGTGATGTGGCCAACGGCATTAAGTGGCTGAATGACACGCGGGGGCGCGGCGCGGCCTTACGAGAAGCGCAGAATCTTGGCCTGGAAGGACTTTTCCCCCTTTTGGTGAAGGGCGCCGCCGGCATCGATGCGTTGGAGGCGAAAACCAAGCGCCTCGGCGGTGTGATCACACCGGGGATGAAAGAGCGCGCGGTAGCGCTGCGCGAAGGCTTCCAGAGTGTGGCGATCGCCGCCGAGGGATTTGCCAACAAACTCGCCGATGCGGT